CTGGAAATATTACAGCTTTCGGATCAATCTAATGGCGTTAACTGGTTCTGGAACAATAAGTCTTTCAGACATTCGGGATGAATTTAGTCCTGGGAGTAATACACCTGTTTCTATGGGTGATTATTATCGTCAAGGAACCAAGATTAAAGCCAAGGCTGGAAACAATACTGCCACACATTTAGCAGCTAATGTACCCACAAGTGGTGCTTTATCTCTTGATGACTATTATGGGGCAGCTATAGGTTTTCAATTTACTATAGCTTCTGACACAACCAATCAAAATGCATCCACTATATTTGGTGATGATTTCACGCTTGATTATCCTAAGTTCATAGTTATTAACTCTGGTGTTACTGTAGGAGCAACAAGCACTAGTGGTTATGCTATGAATGTTCCGTCTGGTGGTACGGGAGATATTACTATAACAAATAATGGTAATGTCTATGGTAAAGGTGGAGCAGGTGGTGGTGGTACTGGTGGTGATGCTTTTTTTGCAGGTTCTGCTTGTAGCTTAATTAATAATGGTAACCTCAAATCTGGTGGAGGGGGTGGTGGTAACGGAGGAACAGGTGGTAAAGGTGTTTATACTGCTAATGCTACATTTACATCTATTGATGATTTAGGAGGTGGAGGCACATCAACACCTCAAAACAATCAACCAAGTTGGATGGATTCAATTTATACCAGTGCTGGTAATTTAGATGGTGTTGGTGTCGTTTCTGACAGATTATGGAGAGGATTAAACGGAGAATTTCCTAGAGGTATTGGTCAACCTGGTCAATTTCAGTTAAATCATACTAGTGGAGCAGGTAATGGAATCAATGGCAACTGTGCAAATAGAGGTCCTATATATTTTCGTGCTCAAACAGATACTACAGGGGTTTATACTGTAGCTGCTGATATTAGTACAAGTTATGGTTCGGGCTATGGTAATCCTGCTATTTCGGTGAGTGAGAGTACTTCTGATGATGGAACTTTAAATACAAGCTCAAGACCTGTTAGTGGAACAGCGAACATAAATTCATCAACCACAACTTACTTTACAATTTACGGAACAGCTTCAAACGGCGATAATTATTATTACAACTCATTAAGTGGTTCTGTTTCTGGTACATGTTTAGCGACTCAAGCGGGTGGTGCTGGTGGTGCTGGAGGAGTAGGCGGAAGCTATAATGCATCTGCGGGTGCAGGAGCAAGTGGTACAACAGGAACTAATAATGGTGGATCTGGAGGTAATGGTGGATCTGGAGGTGCGTTAGGTGTCGCTGGTTCTTCTGGTACAAATGGTACAAATGGAAGCGGAGCAGAGGTATCTTTCCCTGCAACCGCTCCAACAAATGGAACATCTGGTTCTTCTGGAGGTGCAGCAGGTAACTATATTAATGGCGTAAGTAATGTTACACTAACAGGTAGTGGAACAGTAGCAGGGAACACAGTATAATGCCTATTACTAAATTAAAATTTAAACCAGGGGTTGTATCAGACATAACATCTGAAAGTAATGAAGGCGGTTATGTTGATGGTGATAAAGTAAGATTTAGATTTGGTTTTCCAGAAAAAATAGGAGGCTGGACTAAATATACTACAGAAACATTTGAAGGTTCAGCAAGACGTTTACATAACTGGGTAACATTAGATGGAGCCGATCTTTTAGGTATAGGCACACAATTAAAATATTATATTGAAGAAGGTCAAGGCTTTAATGATATTACACCTATTAGAGCCACAACCAGTGCGGGGGATGTAACCTTTTCAGCTACAAATGGTTCAACAACAATAACTGTTTCAGATCCAGCACATGGTGCTAACGAAAATGATTTCGTAACTTTTTCTGGGGCGGTGAGTTTAGGTGGTAATATAACAGCTGCCGTTCTTAATAAAGAATATAAAATTGTTTCTGTTGTAAGTTCTAATTCATATACAATTACTTCTGCCATTGCAGCCAATGCTTCTGACACAGGTAATGGTGGTGCTAGTGTTGTAGGAGCTTATCAGTTAAACACAGGTCTAGATGTGACCGTAGGTGGTACTGGTTGGGGTGCAGGACAATGGAGTGGTACAACTAATGGTGCTTTATCAACAACTTTAAATGAAGCTCTCGATGCAAGTGAGACAGGCGTTGATGTTATTGATGAAACAGGCATGACCACAGAAGGCGATGTTATTTTAATCGATAATGAATTAATGCTTATTACGGCTTCCGCTGATGATAATACAATGACAGTGACTCGTGGACATAGTGGCACAACCGCTGCGACACATGACAACGGATCATTAGTTAGATTAGCTACAGGTAATACTCTTGCTACAGATGACTTTGTAGGATGGGGTAGTGCAGCATCGATCACGGTTCCCGGTGCACAAATCAGATTATGGTCGCATGATAACTTTGGAGAAGATTTAATACTCAACCCAAGAGATGGGGCTATTTATTATTGGGATAGAACAAATGGCTTGAGTGGAAGAGCCGTAAAATTAAACACTCTTGCTGGTACAAAAACAAGTATTCCACAAAGAGCTAAACAAGTTCTAGTTTCTGACCAAGATAGACACGTTATTGCTTTTGGGTGTGATGGCTTTGGTGCTAATTTAGCAGCCCCTGATGGAGACGGGGTACAAGATCCGTTGTTAATTAGATTTTCATCACAAGAAAATCCGTTAGATTGGTTTCCAACTGCAACAAACACAGCTGGTGATTTAAGACTTGGTGGTGGATCGACCTTTGTTCAAGCTGTTGAAACGAAGCAACAGTTGCTTGTTTTTACAAATAAAACATTACACGCTATGAAATTTATAGGTCCTCCATTTACTTTTGGTTTGCAAGAACTATCAAAGAACATAACCATTATGAGTCCTTCTTCTGCTATTGCGGTAGAAGACGCTGTTTACTGGATGGGTGTTGATACTTTTTATGTGTATGGTGGTGGTCAAACCATACAATTACCTTGCACTGTTAAAGATAAAATCTTTTTAGATTTTAATTTTGAAGAGCGTGATAAGGTTCATGTAGGTGTTAATTCTGAATTTAGTGAGCTATTATGGTTTTATCCATCATCTGGTAGTGTCGAAATAGATAAATATGTTGCTTATAATTATTCAGAAAAAGTATGGTATTATGGAACAATGGCTCGTCAAGCATGGCTTGACAGAGGTATTAGAACTTTACCTGTAGCCACTGGTGATCAATATTTATACAACCATGAAGTGGGTTACGATGATGATGGATCAGCTATGACATCATTTATTGAATCTGCACCAATAGATATAGGCGATGGTGATAAATATGTTTCTTTAAGAGAGGTTGTACCTGATATAACTTTTAACGGATCAACAAGTTTAAATCCAGATGTAGATTTTACAATAAAGACTAAGAACTTCCCAGGAGCAAACTTTGCACAAAGTGAATCTGGTAACACACAAAGAACAGCAACTAGTCCCGTAGAACAGTTCACAGAAAAATTAAACTATCGTTTACGAGGCAGGTCTTTTGCTTTACGAATTGATTCGACATCATTAGGAACTAAATATAAACTTGGTACACCAAGAGTAGATATAAGAGAGGATGGAAGACGATAATGTTAGTAACCAGTATTCCTCAATATATTCAAGGTTTAACAAATGCAAAAGTTGATCTAACAACAACTGATAATACTATTTTATATACGGCACCTACTGGAGCAGAATCAAATGCTTCAGTTATTAATTCAATTTTAGTTCATGATAGCAGTAACAATGGTGATACTATAACTGTAACTTTAACAGACAAAGACAATAATGTTTTTGAATTGTTTGAAAAAAGCGTTTCAGGACACGCAACCGAAGAGATACTAACAAGAGATTTAATATTGCAGGGTGGTGATATCATAAAAGTACAAGCGGCAACTGCAAACAGACTTCTTGTTGTGGCTAGTATACAAGAGTTAATTAAGACTAGAATCACAACAAGTGCGTTATCGCAGATATAGGATTGAATAAACAACAATAAATTGGTATTATAAGCTATGGGTATATTTAAAAGCATCACTAAAGTTTTAAAGAAAGCAGCACCAATTATTGGCGGCACTATTGGTTTTGCAGTTGGAGGACCATTAGGAGCCTCAATAGGATCGGGTATTGGATCATTAGCTGGTGGTAGAAGTGTAGAAGAAGCATTATTAAACGCTGGATTAGCATATGGTGTAGGATCATTCGCAAAAGGTGCAGGTTTTGGACCGCAAGGTACAAGTGCTGGTACTTATGGGGCTTCAACAGGAGCTTCAAACGTAGCTAATGTTAGTGGGCCAGAAATAATGAGTAGTGTAAAAACAACAGCACCAGTATCTCAAATTTCTTCATCTATTCCTACTACAGCTTCAAAGGCTATAAGCAGTGTCTTTGATTTTGCAAAAGAGAACCCTCTATTAACTGCTGGTGGTGTAGGTACATTACTCGCAGGATCTATGGAGGAGCAACAACCGAGTAGTGTTAAAATGCAACCTTATCCAGTAGGTAAAACTAGGTTAGGTACTGGACGAATTGGTAATAAACTGTATAATTTAGATGATCCAGATGAGCGTAGACAATATTTTGAAGATAATAGAAAAAGAAAAGATGAAGAAGATATAGAGCTTGCTGGTGGTGGAGAAGTAAC